TGATTTATCCACACTAGGGGCATCGCTTAATACTATCCATACAAAGGTTGAAACCCTAGAGAACAATGACCTGACCGACATACATGACAAGTTAGATTCCATCGTTGGTGTAGGGGGTGGAAGTGTGGATTTATCTACACTAGGGGCATCGCTTAATACTATCCATACAAAGGTTGAAACCCTAGAGAACAATGACCTGACCGACATACATGACAAGTTAGATTCCATAGTTGGTGTAGGGGTAACACTAGGGGAGTCACTTAATACTATCCATACAAAGGTTGAAACCCTAGAGAACAATGACCTGACCGACATACATGAAAAGTTAGATTCCATAGTTGGCGTAGGGGTAACACTAGGGGCATCGCTTAATACTATCCATACAAAGGTTGAAACCCTAGAGAACAATGACCTGTCCATTTTAGATGCAAAGTTAGATTCTATCATTATAGACGGGGCTGGAAGTTTGGATTTATCCGCACTCGAGTCAAAACTTGATGTTATCGCTACACAGGTAGACAGTACAGAATCATTCGATACGATTGCGAGTTATTTAGAAACACAAATATCTGTAACCATGGTAGATGATAAACTTAGTTTTGGGGGGTTTACCACAGTGCCTATTATTAGATATGGTTAAGGCTAGAATGTGTTGATGATTTTATCACCCAATCTATTATAACCTCCAGCCACAAAAATAAATTAGCGCCAAACATGACGCAAAAAAGCCCACACCAATATTGGTGTGGGCTTTCAATCATATTCTTTCTCGTAGTTATACAATCTTAACTGTGATGACGACACCGCCCATTCCTGTTGAGGTACACATACGCCGTGCACGAATAACCGTCCAGTCTTTGGCCACCACTGTCCCCACATGTGGGGACTCGACGCCGCTGGTCGGAGATCTCCTCCCGAGCGAACCGCAAACGCTGCTCCAGATCCTGGATCTGGTGGTCACGATCAAGAAGATCTTGATCGTGCTGTCCAAAAGCAGGGAAAGCAGACACCGGCTGTTGGGCAGGCACAGCCGGTCCAAAAGCAGGGAAAGCAGACACCGGCTGTTGGGCAGGGAACACGTTGGTTGACCCCCTAAACGGTGGGTACGCCTCCGCCTCCGCCTCCGAGAAAGCAGAAGATGTGTGGCTAAAGGTAGAAAACACCGATCCGTTGTCGGTAGCCGTCTCCCACGAATTGTCACTATCATTCTGACCAAAGACCGGCTGGTCCGTGGTAATGGCGATAGAGACGTTTCCGACGGTGATGTTGATATTCCTGAATTCAGATGATGAAGTCATGGTTCAATCCCTTCGTTCTATATATCGGTTCGAATTTCAATTTATTTTCATGACATGAAAATAAATTGGGCTACTCTGTTAAGTAATTAAACCTCTGTTAGCAACATTAGCACACTTCCCTATAATTTTTATAATCTTGTTACAAAAATCAGTCTCCTTCCCGTTAGCACACTTCGTTATAGCCAACGCCGTCTCCATAAAATTAACCCCATCCATCTCGCTGTCGGAAAAACTATCGGACAACTTTTCGTAGTGTTCCTGACTCAGGCTGAAACTCCGTTCCTTCAACGCTCCACACAACTTTGTCATCATTTTGCGGAAACCCACGTCCTCTATTAAATCGCCTTCGTCGTTCTTGTATTTGATCTTGTTCCGATTCACATCAACACACACAATCTTATTCTTGAAAGGAAACTCCAGAGCAAACTCGGCATACCCTTCCGCACCCTTGACGTGGTGATCCAGAGTCAACATAGGAACAGACTGGGCGATATCCTCCATCTTTATAGGGTCCATCTGCTGAATATAATTATTAATCTGGATATTCTTATTATTCGTTACAGGTCTCTTCACCGCCGTTAGAGACAACTTATCATAACGCTCTTGGAGATCCTTCTTGTCCTTCTGTAATATACGATTCTCATTCACAATAACCAGATTTTCAGTCTTCAATTTATCTATCATTTTAGTCATTTTCTCCAGTCCCTTCTCATAAAATGAAGTAGTCCTACACCTAGAACTGTGGGATTTGTAACGATTATTATTAAAAAAATCCTTGTTACAGGATTTACACACAAATTCACCTTTAACGGTATCTTTACCTTGTATTTTCAAACAATATTTTGTTTTTGTTTGGTGAGTCGTCAAGGCACTCTTTGTGCTTAGCACAGATTTACAGTATTGACATTCCATTTAATTGTTAGACGGTCTTCTTTAAACTATATAACATTTTTTGTTAAACGTATTTAACAAAATTTAACAAATATAACAAAATATGTTAAAATATGTTAAACAGTTACAGGCTGTTTGGCTTGATTTATTGATTTTGTAAAAACGCTACAAGATTTGTGTGTTGACGTCAACGTATATTGAAGAGTCCCGGAGAAAACGGAAAAGGACGAAAGTCGGAGATCCGGAGGACGAGGAGTTAGAAAAATAAATTATACAGATATAATTTAATTTATTTATTTTTTTATTTGTTGGTAAATTGGACAAGACTTTTCTTGAAATTATGTGATGAAGTACATTAACTTCTTAGTCCTTTGAAGTATGTTGTAAAGAACGTGCGATAATAACAACACTTTCAGGGTCATTAGCATCCTTGTATGTGATATATTTACGAGATCCTTTTTTGTCAAGGTTCTGAGTTTTCCTTAGAATATCAGAATCAATATCTTCCATAACTTTCTTCATTCGTTCATAATTCAATACCTCACACTTACCAGTATAGGAACTGAGTACAAATTCATCTTGGATTTTAGGCTTCCGTTTACCCCCTCTATGTCCATGATCTTTAATCCACTTATCAACTTTACACAAAGCACTTTTGTATCTATCTGTACCGTATTTTCCAGCGTTCACCTCAATCCACTCGTGTTCCCAATCACTTGGGGTATATGTTTCGTCACATGCAATAATCACCTTTGATACAAGACTATTCACTGTGTCTGTTGACACTATGCCATCGCCAGAAAGAGTAAGTTCCATCAACTCATTGATACATTTCTCGTACATGTTAAACTTTCTCCACATGTCAGTTGACGTGATAACTGTTGGTACTGCACCGTTTTCTCGTGTATAACCGCATACACGGCTAACCAACTGGAAATATGAGGATATGTTACTCGTACAAAACGACGGGAATACACCGTGAGTGATATTGCAAGTTTTGGATGAAATAGTAAGACCTCTTCCAATACATTTGTTACCTGTGATGGCTAGTCTCCATTTTTTAGATCCATCGTGTTCATTATAGATGTCAGCAAGCCACTTTTGCATTTCTAAATTATCATAATCTTTAATTTCTTTACATCTACGAATATCCCACTTTTTAGTGTAATAATTCCAAATATGAAACTGCTTAAGTTTTCCATTGAGGAGTAGAATAGCGTTAAACCTTGGTTCGGAAGCACCGTCTGTCTTTTGACACTTTTTAATAATGTTGTTAGATTCTTCAGGTAATTCTTCCATACAATGTTCAACCATAATATCGTGACTTGTTGTCGAGCTCATGCCAGGCATGAGCCATACTTCCCCGGTTTTGGCAGAATTATGTCTGAAAAAATCGTCAAGATAATCTACAAATGCATCAATTTGTTTCTTTTTACGACCGGTTTCTGGATCTAATTCAGCGACTGGTTCTTCCCAAGCAACGTGCTTACTATCTGATAGGCGGTGATAACCTTTTCCCCATTTTTCACTTAGCATTACAAGCATCATTTTGTCCCCGAAATAACTACCAATCCACTCGGTCAATTTCTTGAATTGTCTAGGGACTTTGATAGGTGTTGCAGTGATCAACGTAGTCTTTACAACACGTTCGTGTGTATGCCACTGAGTTACCAAATCCTTTCTTGAGGCGGCATTTACAATTTTGTCAGCCTCGTCAATGTATATGTTGAAAAAACAGGCACATGCCCGGCTGTCTGATAATTCTCTAATTAGATATTTGACATCGTCAAAACGACTTTTGTTTCCGCACATCACAACAATGTTATATGTACCATCCAATAACTGCTGTTTCAATGATTCAGTGGTGCTCGTAACCTTCTTCGCGTTCTTAAATGAACTTTCGTCTTTGCTACTAGAGTAGCACGTGATTTTAGCGGTCCTAAAATCATTACACTCAGCTGTTCTTGTCTTGGTTTGGTTGTTCAGAATGGTGTTATTGTCACCAATAATAATGTTAATCGGTCTGTATATACCAGAAATATTAGGTTTCTTACTTGCAATGAATTTCACACATTCCTTCAGCATAATACGAGTTTTACCAGACTGAGGGAGTCTCACCAATAACCTGATATACTGACATTTGTTTGGGAGAAGGTTGACAACTGGTTGTATTACTGTTGGTTCTGGGGGTGTGATCTCGGGTACAATAGTCTCATTTTCTGTCGATAACATATACAGTGCTATTTTTATCTCCTTATCCCACGTTTTCTGATGCCTTGTTTTATTCATTTCTAAACTGACGTTAAAATCCCCGTTGCGAACATCTTCAACGAGAACCTTCAAAGTGTCATCGTCGGTGTAGTCCCCTGCTTCTCCTGTTAAAAATTCGAGGATATACATTTCATTGACTTTGGCTTTTGTCAATTTGTTCCGCAATATCCATGTTTTGAGGGTTTGATTTAACATCGTCTAATTTAAAATTCAAGATTTGAAGAAAATTTCAATTAAATTACAAAATAAATACGGACCTTCGTGTTAGTAATACCCTGTATTTCGAACTTCGGGAAAGTCAACAAGATTTGTGTGTTGACATGACCGTATATAGAAGAGTTCCGGAGAAAATGGAAAAGGACGAAAGTCGGAGATCCGGAGGACGAGGAAAAAATAAATTATATCCTAATTTATTTCTTAAAAAATTCTTAAAGGATTGGTATATTTATCAAAATCTGTTATGTGGTTATGTTTGTGGTACTGGATTAAATCCTGTGTTTGTGTATAACATACGTATCATCCGTTGGGTAGACTATGATAATATTGAAATAAAGTTCGGGTTTAATATGAAAGAACAGAGCAGAATTGTTCACAAAACAAATACTACTATAGCTAAATTTGGCAAACCGGATTCCTATCCATCTCTAAAAAGTAGGAGTACCGAATGGAGAGAAAAAACTTTTTACAACCAGTAAAAAAACTTATAAATTACAGAATAATTTATAATAGTTGTGACACAATCTCCCGAGTCACAATCCACGGGGAATACATGTCGGACGAATTCAGCATCATATCTACAAACTCTCTCAACGGGTATATTATTGTACTTACAATCACCTCAGGTCCTCGGTCGGGATCTTCCAACTCCACAACACGTACACAATCACATATTAAAGTGTACTCGTGTATTTGTGTTGTGAAACTTTCGTCATTGTAAACTCGGCGGGGAGTTTGTAGCCATGTATTAACTTTTAATTGTAAGTCGTTCATTTCTTTCTTAAGAGTGCTTTACTCTTAAGAACATTATCCAATAATTTCTTAATTAACCTCTAGGTGTAAGAAAATGAAGTAAGTATTATTCGGTTCTCCTGCTGACGACAGGCATCTCACCGTCAGGATCACCGTCAGGCTCACCGCCAGGCTCACCGCCAGGCTCACCGCCAGGCTCACCGCCAGGCTCACCGTCAGGATCACCGTCAGGATCACCGTCAGGATCACCGTCAGGCTCACCGCCAGGCTCACCGCCAGGCTCACTGTCAGGCTCACTGTCAGGCTCACCGTCAGGATCACTGTCAGGCTCACCGTCAGGCTCACCGTCAGGCTCAC